TAAAATAGTTTTTGTAAGTTAATGAGTTAGTAAAAAACAGAGTTAAAACTTACCTAAAAATAAAATAGCTTTGGCGAGCAAGAGAATTGATAGATATAACGTTTTATCAAGGTTTTTAATTATGCTTTCATTTTAATACTATACATTAAAATTGTCAAGCATTTTTAAAATAATTTACTAACTCTTTAACTCTATTAAAAAATAAAGGAGGAAAAACATGAGCCAACAACATCGCAAGTGGATCGAGCTTGTAAAAGATCGAATTGAAAAACGTGGATGGTCACAGACGGACTTGGCCATTGTTGTGGGTGTTAGTCCATCAGCTATCACACAACTTTTCAAAGACGGAAAAGGAAGTGATGACTTGAAGCTTCGTATTAACAAGAAGTTGCGAATCAACGAGTCCTGGGAAAAATTTGAGGAGTAGGAAATGAATGAAATTAGTTTATCGAACAATCTGTCTCAGATCGAGCTTGAAATCAGCCATCACAAGCAAATAGCTGGCCAGTCGATTTGGGAAATCGGCAGACGCTTGAAACACGTTAAAGAAAATAACCTAGCTCACGGAGAATTTGGAAAGTGGGTAGAAGGTATAGGAATCGCAAAAACTGAGGCAAGTCGCTTCATAAAAATAGTGGATGAAATTCCAAATTTGGGAACGTACACAAATTTAGGAACAAAAGCTCTCTATCTCATCGCAACTCTTCCAGAAGAAGAGAAAGAGGAGCAGATCCAGCGAATTGAGGATGGCGACACTCCAACGGTACGAGAACTGAAGGAAGTCAAGAAAAAACTCAAGCTCAGCAAGCTAGTAAACGAACGTCTACGAGCTGAGAACGAGAAAATCAAGTCTTCCAAGAACGAAGTCAAGGAAACCATCAAGGAAGTCGTCCCAGATGATTACAAGGCCACACAGGATCTTAACAGGCAATTGCTGGAAAAGAACAAGGAACTTTCTAAAACCGTGAAAGCGATGGAAGAACGCTCCGAATTCATTGAAAAACAATTGAATGATACACTGGCACAGCGTGAAGAGGTCGATAAGAAATCTGCACAGTATGATGAATTGACACGAGCGATTGAAGAATCGCAAGGGCAACTCAACAGCGTACAGAAGCAAATCTCAGCTTACAAGAATATCACAAGCCTACTTCAAAAAGGAAATGACTTTTTAGCAAGCATGGGAGGTCTGATTTATGCAGACGAGGAGAAAGTCTTAAAAGCAGACGGGATCATCCGAAATGAATTTGACAGTTTTATCAGCCGAGGGCTTCGATTTTTTAACGACTTGAACGATATCCGCAAAGAAAGCAACATTTTAGAAGGAGAATTTGAATAATGAATGAAGTGACAATTCAGCCTACCGAGTTAGTAGTAGAAGACGCAATGATCCATGCGCTCCAGGAATTAAAAAAACTGAAAGAAGGCCAGTCCATCTTATCAGCTGATGTTGATTATCTAAAGAATGAGCAACCAGTGAATCCATCCATTTGCTTGGCATTAGAAAAGCTACGCAAGAAGAAAGTAGTAGCCTTGCTCGGTGGAAAAGACAGCCAAGCATACCGTGACCGACATTTTGCACAATCTGTATTTTCTCAGGCTGCTAAAGACTTCAAGGACTACTTCCGGATCCCTCGCTATGATTTGTTGAAGCGCAAGGACGAGGAAAAAGCTTTCGACTATTGGGATAGTTGGGAGCCATCAGCAAATACCAAGCTAGAAATCAAAGCCCGAAACGGACAGATGAGTTTAGTGGGGTGAGGAGGATAAATGAGCGAACCTTTAAAAAAGACATTGCAAATCGAAAATCTAGAAATTAAGATCAGCAATGATTCTAGCATACCTCACGTTATTTTAAATGGAGTTGATTTTCAAGCTGAAGATATCGGTTTACAAGGAATAAATATTGTTTGGGAGACAAGTAAGGACGAAGTTCCCGAAACTCTGATTCAAATCGACTATTTAAATGGTCGGGAGCGTCCTCAAGAGATATCAATTAAGCAATCATTCCCTAATACTCTACTGAAATAAATTTGTATAAGGAGAAAAAAATGAAAATGAAATTAAACGTATATTGTGAGGTTTTAAAATAATGAGGAAAATTAACATTACTTTAGAAGGTCAAAACGAATTAAATGAAATCTTGAACGAAGTCGCAAAAAAAGCCAAGGAATTGCAAGAAGCAATCGCTCGGCTAGAACAATTTGAAATTAAAATTTCAGTTTCTCAACAACAAGTTGAGTAGTAGCATCTTCAAGCATTTCCTGCCATGTTGAGAAATTCGTATTCTCTGATACAAACACATCAAGAACTGCTTCATCAGCTTTTTCGAACTCTTCAGCATTCGTAATGGTCTCTGGACTTGCCTTTAAAAAGTCCTCGATTGAGTCATATTTACTTACTGATTGCATATATGATTTTGGGAAAATTTCATCAAAATCATAGCTACCACTTAATTGCTCAGCTTTCTGATTGAGTTCATCAAATACTTTGTCCAATCCTGAAAAATCAAAAGTCATAAGTTGTCCTCCTTTCTTGGATATTTGACACACGATTTTCATAAGGAGTAAGAGGTCTTATTTAATCGTTTTTGTCGGTAGTAAATTACCAAAATAATATAGAAAGGTCATCGGTCTTGAGATGGATTTTGAAGATGAAATTATAAAGTTATCTGACTGGCTAATTGAACAATCAGAGACTTATAGAGAAGCTTTAATCAAACTAGAAAAGCTTACTAAAAATATAGCTCATGAAATAATTTTAAGAGCTATAGAACAAAAGAAAAATAAAGAATAGAAAGGATTTAAAAAATGGTCCTAGAGCTATTTGGAACAGAATTTAAAGATAAGTTGTTTGAAGAACTTGTATCTCTAAATATCAAAGCAATGGAAGAAGCCAAACGCAGACAAAGCAGACAAATTACATGGGTTCCGATCAAACAGCTACAGGAAGCAACTGGCTGGGGCAGAACCAAGCTGGAAGAATGGCGTGATCAAGGAAAATTCCAATTTCAACAGTCCGGCAAAGGTGGGAAGTATCTCTATAATTTGGAAGATGTTCAGCGATTCTGTCGAAGCTTGCAAAAATAAAAAAAGCGCCTTGAGAAAGGCACTTTGAAAGAACTATAAACTAATTATAACACAATTCGAAGGAGAAGAAATGGATCCTATTAAAAGATTATTAAAATTGATGGAATGGCAAGATGCCAATAGGACATTAAAAGTAGAAGAAAAAGCCGAATTGATGAAACTGTCAGATAACGAATTTGAAGATAAACTTCATCAGATGGCTCTGGATTTTAAGAGTGATGGGGTGATTAGAGTATGAGTTTAAAACAATTAAAATTTACTGTTTTATCACTTACAACACTATTCTTATTATTTGCAGGCGCAACAATGAAAATCATGTACGATCAAGAACAACACATCAAGGAGCTAGAAAATGCGGTCCAAATGAACTTTGAAAGTACAGGTCATTGGGCTGAAAACATCGAAAAAATCAAAGAGAGTAATAGGGCTCAAGATGTGATGATCAACAAATTCAACCGGGAACTTTTCCCGCAAAAAGAAACAAAAGAGGTAGAAGAAAATGACAACAATTGAAATTATTTTAGCAGTAGTTTTTGTAACATATATTTTATTTTCAGGATTCGCAATCTATGTGATGCGTGAAGTAATCGTTCGCCAAAAGGCCAAAATGAAGCATTACAAATCAGCAAAATATCAGCGTGAAATGTGGAATAAGAGAATGTCAGAAATTCATCAAAAAAGAACAGTGAAAGGAATGTCTGAATTATGAGCGACAACGTACACAATCCAAAACACTACCAAGGACGTAATGGTTTAGAAGCTATCGATGTTCATCGCAACTTTATGAATGATGAGCAGTTGACCGGATACCATTTAGGTAATCTACTTAAGTATCTGCTTCGTTATCGTAAGAAAAATGGCATCGAGGACTTGGAAAAAGCTAAGGTGCACATGGACTGGCTGATTGAAAAAGAAAAAGCCATGATGCTACAGCTAGAGGCATTGTCAAAGACAGATGCATTGATTGGAGGTAAAAATGATTAATAATGTTGTACTTATCGGGCGCTTAACTCGTGATGTAGAACTACATCGAACACCTCAAGATCAAGCGTTTGGACAATTCACACTTGCTGTAAATCGAAATTTTAAAAATCAAGATGGTGGATATGATGCAGATTTTATCAATTGCGTGATTTGGCGGAAATTAGCGGAAAACTTCGCAAGCTGGATCAAGAAAGGAAATCTGGTAGCAATCACTGGCCATATCCAAACCCGTAATTATGAGAATCAGCAAGGTCAACGTGTCTATGTCACTGAAGTTGTTATTGATAGTTTCAGAAGTTTAGAGAAGCGTGACAATTCAGCCAACCGGAACTCTATGGATGAGCAAATGCCTCCTTCATTTGAGAGTAATCAAATGAATATCCCTGATGATGGTTTACCATTCTAGAATGGAGGAATGAAATGTCAGATAATAAGAAATACTACTATCTGAGAGTGAAAGAAAATTTTTATGACAGTGATGAAATGATTATTTTGGAAAGCATGCCAGATGGTTTTCTATACTCTAACATTTTGATCAAACTCTATCTGAGGTCATTGAAAAACAATGGTAAGTTGATGTTCAATGATCGAATTCCATTCAATTCTGAAATGCTTTCAAAAATAACAAGGCATCCTGTGGCAGTAGTAGAAAAAGCTGTCAGCATTTTCAAGGAAATGAACCTAATTGATGTTTTGGACAATGGTGCCATTTTTATGCTAGACATTGAATCATTTATTGGGAAATCGAACACAGAAGCTGATAGAAAGCGTGACTATCGCAGAAGAATTGAAAAGGAAAAACAAAAATTATTGTTGGGACATTTGTCCGGACAAATGTCGGACGAACATCCACCAGAGTTAGAGATAGAGAAAGAGAAAGAAATAGAGATAGATATAGAGAAAGATTTAGAGAAAAATACGCTCAAAATCATCGTAGATGAATATCAATCTCGTATTTCACCAATTGATGGAATCCAATTTGAAACTTTAAAAGAATTCATCACTCTGGGTGGTATGGAACCAGATGTAGTCTTGAAAGCTATCAGTTTAGCCGCTGATAATGGTAAAAGAAATTTTAGCTATATTAGAGCTATTTTGCAAAATTGGAAAAATGATGGATTGTTATCAATTGCAGCAGTAAACGAACGAGAACGGAAGTTTCAGGAAAGTAAAACCAAAGGACAACCAACTAAGCAACAATCAAATGTTCCAGATTGGTCAAAACCAAATTATACCAATCAAACAAGTGATCAAGAGAAAAAAGCTTTGGAGGAAGCGAAAAATAAAATGCTACAGAAATTAGAAAAGGATGGAAAATAATGTTTATCTTAAAACATGGATCAAAACAAGCAAAACCATTTATAAAATCTGTCGTGGTTGGTGCAACCGGTCTAGATGTTTCGTTTTCAGAGGAAACTAAAGCCATGAAATTCGTATCTCGTGGGGTTGCCATACAGGTAGGAAATGCTTTAAGAAAGTCATTTGGTACATTCTATCCAGTAGAAATTGAATAAGGAGTTGTAATGTATCATGGCAGGCTATACAAAAAAATCAGATAGAACATTTTAAAGAGCAACTCAAGCTCTTAATGAAAAGCCATAACTTGACAGCTAGAAAATTATCCAAAGAAATAGGCTACTCAATGACTACTATAAGCAGTCTATTGACTGGCAAAAGAAAAGTACACGAACATCACATAAAGATGATTTGCGAGTATTTTGAAATAGGAGAAGCAGCCATCATGGGTGATGCGGATGAGTTAGCTGATTATAAACTCTATGAAAACGGGCGTTATTTATGTACTGGTTCATTGAAGAAGTTAAGCAAAATTACAGGGAAAGATAAATTGCTATTGAAATTCTATGCAGATTTAAATAAAAAAGGCAAAGATACTGGCAATTTAAAACTTGTGAAAAAATAGAAAGAGGTAATAATGGAGAATTTAATTTTAAATAATGTGAAAAAATGGTTTATTGATCGAGATCTAGAAAACGGGGGCCGGCTAGATAAACAGTCCTTAAAATTAAGTGAGGAATTTGGCGAGTTATGTGCAGGATTCTTGAAAAAGAATGAAGCACTAACAAAAGACAGCGTTGGTGATTGTGCTGTTGTTATCGTAGGGCTTGCATTATTAATCAAGGAAGATGTGCACAGTATCTTTAAGAGCGCAGATAGTGTTAGACCAAAAGAAGCAATGGACTGCTTCAAACTGCTAAATGCCAATATTAGTGAATTTCAGCTATCTCAAGATTTAGCAAGTAAAAAAATGTGTCGCCACAACCTTGTGCGCATTGTAGCCTACTTGAAATCAATCAGCAATATTTTGGGTTATGAATTTCTGGAATGCTTCACTGGGGCCTATAACGAAATCAAAGACCGAAAAGGCAAATGGATTGATGGCTCATTCGTAAAAGAAGAGGATTTGCCGAATATATAAAAAGCAAGGAAGGAAAAGATAATGCCAAATTGGGCCAAAGGATCTCTTAAATTAAGAGGAAGAAGCGAAAATATTGCATCAGCATTAAAAGAAATGCTATTAAACGACACTGTGACGCTAGAAGATGAATATGATGGCACTCTGCTTAAATTCAATAACACAGCTCCCTATTTTTACATTAATAACACAAGACGAGCATTTATTGATCAAAAACAAATAGAAGTTTGGCTTGAAGAAAAATTTTGTATCGTTGAACTGGATAATTTCAAGCAAGCATGGAGTGCTATTCCAGAAAATTATAAAGAAATTTCAAGCAAGTTTGATGTTGACATTAAAATTTTTACATTTGAGTGTGGCATGGAATTCACTCAGGAAATTGAAATTTCAAAAGGTGAAATTATCAAAGACGTTTGTTATGAATATGATGATTATCAGTGGGAAGTCCCGTTTAGCAATTTAGGAGGATAAAATGACAGAAGAAATTAAAATACTTGACGCTTGTTGCGGTAGTCGGATGTTTTGGTTTGATAAAAATGAAAGCCATACAACTTTCATGGATATCAGAAAAGAAAACTTTGAAATACACGGTAAAAAAGTCAACGTACATCCTGATGTTATTGGCGATTTCCGTGATATGCCATTTGAAAATAATACTTTTAATTTGGTTGTTTTTGATCCACCTCATTTAAAATGGGCTGGACCTAATTCGATAATGAAAGCCCAGTATGGACAACTTGATAAAGACACTTGGTCTGAGGATTTGGCTAAAGGTTTTGAAGAGTGCATGCGTGTTTTAAAAACAGGGGGAACGTTAATTTTTAAGTGGTCTGATTGCCAGGTAAATGTAAAAGAAATACTAAAGGTCATTCCATTTAAACCTTTGTTTGGACAACAAAGAGGAACAACCCACTGGATGACGTTCGTAAAGTTTGAGGAGGTGGAATAAATGGGAGAACTTATGTATTGGGTGATGTTCTTAGCTTGTGTGTCAGTCCTGGTAATGGCGACATTTGTAATGCTTTATCAGCGTCAAATTAATATTGATTTAAGAAATAAATATAATGATTTAGTGCGAGAACTAAACAATAGTTTCGGTTGGGAAGAATGGAATTGGGCGAATAATTTCAGAGAGTATGCTCGAAAAGTTGATTCCCTAGAAAATTTTAGGATTGATATTGAACGGCTTGAAATTATCAAGAAAGCATTAGACGCCCAAAAGCTAGAAGAATTACAAAAACGTAAAGAGCTAGTTGAACGTGAAATCAAAAAGCTTGAAAGTTGAGGAGGTGGAAGAATGAATAAGCAAGAATTAATCGGGAAAATCAAGAGTGCAGAAACTTTATATTTATCTTCCGGTCCATCCATCGGAAAGAAATTGATCTTAGACTTAGTCAAGCAGCTAGACGAACCAAAAGAAAGAGTTACGCTTCCTCGTCCGGTGGCGAACTGGATCTCTTGCGTGAGAGGACAAAACAAGACTTTACATTTTGCGCTAGAAAATGCACCCGAAGAAGTAAATTTGTGGTTTTGTGAAGATGAAAAGAATCGGCAAAACGTATTCGCTGACGCTTGGGTTAACGGATATCATATCGAGAAAGAAAAACAATATATCGTAGCGGTTAAGAATATCGATAAAAATTGCAAATATCTTAAATGGAACGTTTTACAGAAATATTGGTATATCGGCAATGACAATAACACGTTAGATCTTCGCTCACATCACACAATGGAAAAGCTGCAAAAAGGCGGGTTCGGTGATGTGTTCACAAATCCACTCTTTGAAGTTGAGGAGGTAGATTAATGGGATTTATTAGTTGGTTAACTTTGATATTAATAACTTTGAAATTGTTAGGTGTAATCTCTTGGAGCTGGTTCTATGTCTTTATGCCTGCAATAGCTGACCTAGTAATTTCTGTTTTGATTTTAGTGGTAGCTAAAATGATATGGGATAAGTAGGATTTGTTGTGTGAAAGCGAGGAGAAAAATGGCTAATGCAAAACGAACATCAGACATAACTGTGGCACTTTATGAATGGAATAAGTTAACAACAAGAAATATTGCTGAAGATGAAAAGGAATATTTTCATGATGGCATTGAATTTATTTGGGAAGGCAAAACTCCAGAAATTGATGAAGAAGTCCTTGTCTATAATCCAAGCACACAAAAGATATACACTGATATATGGGTTGATTATGGGGAAGGAATTGGTTTTGAGGACACTGATGAAGACACAGTATTTTGGATGAGTTATCCGAAACCACCAAAGGAGATGGAAGAATGAATAAACAAGAGTTGATTGAACGGATAAAAGGTTTAAAGAATCTTTTCGGTAACAAGGCAGAATATATTGAGATAGACGCAGCAATTAAACTTATTGAACAACTAAACGAACCGCAGAAGACGGTAGTACCGCAGTTTGTTGCGGATTATATTAAATATGCTATAGAGAATGATTGGGATTTTCAAGATTTATTTAAGTGTATAGAAGACGAAGAAGATGAAGAACTTCTGAGATGGGTTTATCACGAACGTAATCAAGAAACACTTGCTGCCGCTTGGATCAATGGCTATACAGTCGAGAAAGAGAAGCGGTATCTGGTGAAGATGAAAAACTTGAGAGCTCTGTTTTGCTATTTGGCATATATTCCAGATGAAGGTTATTGGACTTTTATGGCTAGCGGGGGGGAAAGTATTGTTATAAAACACACCCGCAAAGAGCTTGAAAAAGCTGGGTTTGGTGAAGTGTTTAATAGTCCGCTGTTTGAGATTGAGGAGGTGGAAGAATGAGTAGATTTGAAATCTATTTATCCAAAAACGACCTTGAACATATTGCTAACGGTCATGACATCAAAATCAAAATCAACGGTAAAATATTTTTGACAACAAATGAACTCATTTTGAAGCCTGCACTGCTGAATGATGTTATGGCTCCGATATTGAATTATAAAAACAAAATAATCGATACTGAACAGCAAAATATTGTTAATAGTTTCACAGAAGGTGCAAGATGATTCTAAAATTTAGAGCATATGACAAGACCGACAAGAAAATGTATTTAGTGGATGAAATTAATTTTAACCGTGGTGAATTTGAATCTATTGGGGACGGGATCACATTTTTACGTGGGGCGGATAAAGTTGAACTCATGCAATCAACAGGACTTGAAGACGCAAACGGTAATGAGATATTTGAAGCAGATGTTCTGAGAAACAATGCGCAAGAATATATATTTCTTGTAAGATATGATTATGACAATTGCAGATGGTTTGGTGAAGGTATTACAATAAATACCAGAATAGACATAACAAGAGACATTCTCAAATACTACTCAAAAATTGGGAATCGTTGGGAAAGCCCTGAATTGTTAAAAAAAGAAAAACGCTACAAAGTGAAAATAAAAGCATCCGGTCAATACATCATGAGAGATCCTGATGAAGATGCAATTTATTTTTACAGTAGTAAAGCTTATTCAAAACTTACAAAGAAGAAATTGGAACAAGCTGGATTTGGTTGGGTCTTTGATTGTGAAGGAATTGAATTAGAGGAGGTAAAGGAATGAATTACAAAGTAACAGTAGATGGTAAAGAAATTGAATATGGTGCATTGGTTGAAAAATCACGTTTTTCAGAAAAAGAATGGTCTGCTATCTATGCGGAAATTGTGAAACAAAATCAGCCAGAAGTGTTTGAAAGCAAGAAAGCAGATACTGACTACATAGATGCCTTTGGTTCTTTAATTGCTCTTGAGGAGCGCTATGAAGCGTTGCTTGAGTTGTTACCACAGGATGAATTTTCTTATGCTGGGACACATCCAAAATGGGTAGCTGATGTAGTTGTAGAAAATACATTAAATAAAGAAGACACGATAAACGACATATCTGATTTTCTTGAACAATGCTCGACTCTAAGAGAATTGCAGGACAAGCTGATGGAATATTTTGATTTACAAGATTGCTAAAAAAAGTCGAGGAGGTAACAGAATGAAACGACCAAACAAATACCCATATACACGAAGCCAGTGGGAAGAGACAACGACGGCAGTTTATTCGTATAACAACGGAGAATATGAACTGTTTAGAGGTCTTGAAAACAAATTCACGGGAGAAATAGTAGAGGTGAAATAATGGAAGAGATTATCATGGCTTCATTGCCTAATAAAGAATTAAATCGTTTGATTAAAATTGAAATTGCTGTTGAGACTTTAATTGAGAATGGAGTTCTTGACGAAGATGTATTTAACCAGTATTTGAATGAAGCATAAGAGGAAGAGGTAGAAATATGATAGAAAAATTATTGATCACAGTTTTTGTTTGTTTGTCTTTTATAACACTATCGGGGTGTGGAAATAAAGATATTCTTGGAACAACTTTTACTTTCAAATACGCAAAAGTCAGACTAGTTGACGGACGAATTGTCGAAGGTGAAGTACAGCAATGGGCAAAATATGACGAACAAGATAGTATTCGTGTGACTTTCGAAAATGGCGAGGTATATTACACTCACTCAAGCAACGTAACACTGTATAACAAATAGATGGGAATTAACATGGACCTACAAAACTTTATCTATTTATTATTCGGCCTAGTCTGGCTCTCTGGTTTGATCTGGGCCAGTGTGATAGCGTTTAAAAACAGAAAGGAGAAATGATGAGTTTGGATAATGTACATATACCAATACGAGCGAATAGAATTCTATCTATTGCCCAAATAAATGGCAAGCTAGAGATAGCTATACTTGGGGAAGAGTTTTTTGAAACAGATTCATACTTTGAAGATCTTCACGATGCAGTGCTGCCATTTGACAATATAAGAGATTTAAAGCGTATTATTGATCATATCATTGATGTGGAGGACAATAAATGAGGGTATATGTTGTTAGGAAATACCATGGACGTTCAAGTTGGAGCGATCCTAAACATTCAGCAAAGTATACAGAGAAAGAATTCCGTGCTAGATCCGAGGCACTTGCTTATCGTGAAAGTTTAGGATTGAATGGAATTATAGAAGTATACTGCAGGGAGGATAGTAAATGAATCTAAGAAGTCGGTTTGGGTATTTAATTTTGGCTTTGCAACAGTATCCGTTTGAAAAAGAAATCAAGGAACGAATCGAAGAAATAGAAGTGCCTTGGAAACCAACCGATCCAAATACAGGAATCAAAAGTAATAAGGTAATGACACCGAAAGCCCTGGCCGATATTATCAAAAAAGAATCGGATCCAGAACTACATCGTCTCGAATTACTTCGAGAGGCAATCAGCACTATCAAAATTCTAACACCCGAAAAACAATGGGCTGCAATCAAAGAGGTTTACATCGATGGAACTCTGACAGTGGAAGGGGCATCAATTAAATACTTGCACTGTAGTAAGTCTCTTGCCTACAAGGAAGTGATCGAGCCATTTTTTAGTGGGCTTGAAAAGAAAATCTATGAACTATCTGTGAACACTAAAATTAATATTAATTTGGAAAAAAGTTAAAAATACAGTCGAAAGTGTGGAAAAAATTTAAAAATAAGATGGTAAAATTATATCATCGGGTAAAACCGAACCGATGGATCCTTATGAAACGGGTTAGGAGTTAGCTCAGTTGGTAGAGCGGTCGGGTTATGACTGGCGTGTCACAGGTTCGAATCCTGTACTCCTAATATCAACCAAGTCAGCACAAGCTGGCTTTTTATTTTATCTTGGAAGGAGGTGAGTCGATGAACATTGTGGACCCAATCAGGGATAAGGATGATATTCAAGCCATGAAGGAATATCTGCGAGAATGGAATGAGCGAAACTACTTGCTCTTTTTATTTGGCATCAATTCCGGATTACGAGTGGGCGACATTCTTCGAATACGAGTAAAGGATGTGCAAGGTTGGTATATCAAAATCAAAGAGCAGAAGACTGGAAAAAGGAAACAGCTCAAGATGACAAAGAATCTGAAAAAAGAAGTCAGAGAGTACACAAAGGATATGCCACTGCATCATTATCTGTTTCAAAGTCGCATCGGAAAAAACAAACCACTTGACAGGCGGACAGTCGATTGGATATTGAAGACCGCAGCTATCGAGTGCGGAATTGAAAACATTGGCACCCACTCGATGAGAAAAACATTCGGGTATCACTATTACAAAAAAACCAAAGACGTGGCAATGCTCATGGATCTATTTAATCATTCATCTCCTGCAATTACGTTGAGATATATTGGGATTAGACAGGATCAACGAGATAAAGCCATGTCTAATTTTGATTTATAGTTATCAATTAGACACAACGAGTAAAATGCTAATTAGTTTTATTAATTACCTGCTATTCATTTATTTTACTGGCTTTTTTAATCTGGTGTGAATCAGACAGAATATAAGATATGTCCAATTCAAGAGAGAAAAACAACATAGTTTTCAGAAATAATATAATGAATTTCAGAAATAGATAATTGAAAGTATGAAATATTACAGAGGATTTAAGAATTGGAAGTAGATGTTTCGACAAGAGAAAGTCGCAGAGAGTTTTATCTTTCAAGATCATGGAGACAACTGAGACTCGAAGCAATGAGTCGAGATCACTTTGAATGTGTTTGGTGTCGAGATGAGGGAAAGGTAACGACAGACAATCTCGAAGTCGATCACATCAAGGAGCTAGAATATTATCCAGAGTTTGCTCTAGATATTAACAATCTTCGCACTCTGTGCAAGGAGTGTCATAATAAGCGACATCATCGCTTTCAATTTCGCAAATCATCCAAGTTGCAAAATAAAAATTTTCGTTCTGACGAATGGTGGGGATGAAAATTTA